TTTGTCGAGGAAGAATAATGGCTAAGAAATTAGCAACAGTATTTTCTGGAAGTATAGGTAATCCATGGCATGGTAAAAAACCTGATACTAGAAGAAAATTAAATTTAAAGAATAAAAAAGGTAAGAAATAATGGCTGATGGCGGAACAATAGCACAAAGAATAACAGACCTAATAGGCTCTATATATTCTACAGAAGCTGCTTATGCAGGAGATTTGATTAATGCTGCTATAAATGAAATATCAGATATGGTTAGTGAAGAGGTTTTATTAAAATATAGTCCATCTCCAACTGCAGTTACCTCTGCATCTGGAGTTAGTGTTGAAGGTAAAAGAATATTAAAAGTAATAAGAGTAGATGCTGATAGCAATGGTATAGAGAGAGAATGTAGAGGTTTAGATAGGGTTGAATTTTCTGCTGCTACAGATACTGGTAGTATTCATTATGCAACTGCACATAGTCCTGTTTATAGATTAGATAGTATGAATGCGGCAACAACTCTTGTGATATTCCCAAATTGTAATAGCAGTGGTCAAGAAGGGAATATATTTTATTTTCCTTATGTAGCTGATAGCTATGACCCTCTTGCAATAACAGGGGCTACTTTAAATACTTCTTTGTTTTTACCTGACACGCTAATACATGCTGTAGCCCTTAAAAGCTCTATAAACATACTTAAAGCTTATATTAGTAATCAAGTTCAAGATGAAGAAGATATAGAACTTATGCAGATGATAACTAGTCAAATGCAAATATTAGAAAAGGATTTTCAAACTGAAATGCAAAGATACACAGGTACAGGGGAGGCTAAAGCAGAATAATGACAGCTAAGCAAATGATAGAATTAATACAACAGCATCATCCTCATATAGGTGAAACAGAAGCTTTATTAATGTTGAATCAATCTAAAGATGATTTTTGTCAAGATACAGAGATGGTTAAAACTCAGACTACATTTACTACAACTGCAAATACATTATTGTATGATAGGGATTTGGCTGCAGATGGAAAGATATTAAAAATATTAGATGTATGGATAGGCGATTCAGGTAGCGAAATAAAAGCTTCTAGATTACAAGGAACTTTAAAAATCAAGGATTCAGAATAATGGCTAAAGATATAAAAAGAGCTTGGTTTGTTGACATTGTATCTGGTGATACAAAATTAGGTATTGTAGAAAAGACTTCTAGAACTGTTGATGGTATTACTGATGATTGGAAAGCGGTTACCGAAGGTTTGACTGTTATTTATGAAAGCATAATATGTGATGCTGATTTAACAGGAGTTACAAGTCAATGGACTGAAATAAATTCAAGGTATCATAAGACTATAGTTAATAAAGCTATAGCTATGGGCTATAGAGATATTAGAAATAAAGATTTGCAAAGTGCAGAGTACTTTGACCAATTATATGATAAGGAATTAAGAAAAGCTAAAAAGTTTGCTAGAAGCGGATATGTTTCTACTGGAAGAATAATTCCACAAGATTTCTAAAAACTAAGGGGGTATACTATGGATTGGTTTCAAATATTAGATAGATACGGTATTGCAGTAGCAGGTTCTATAGCTATGGGCTTTTATATATGGAAATCAACTAAGTTTATCCAAGATGAATTAACAAGAGAGTTAAGAGAATCATTTGGCAGGATTGAAGGTATATTAATAAAGTTAATAGATAATCAAAAGAAAATGCAATTAGAACAAAAAGGTATTGAAAATAGTTACAAGACACTAGTAGAGGTAATTGCTAAGTTAAGTGGTAATGGACTAAAAGATAAGTTTCTAAGAATGCAGGAAAGAAATGAGAACAGGAAATACTAAATGAGAGATACTTTAAGGATATTAGCGAATTACCCAGAAATAGGTGTTAGTTGGACTTGTTTGTCTACAATAATTAGTTACTCAAATTACTTTAATCCTTTATTGACATTTATATCATTGTCAATTGCTATAATAATCGGTATAATGACCCTTTATGGAAAGATTAAAGGCTAGCAATGGTAGGACTAGGGTATTTCATATTAGGCTTTTTATTGGTCTTTGTTGGAGGTATCTGGTATTTAGGTAAATGGGAAATGTTTGATATGTATATGGATGATGAGGAGGATTGGGATTAATGATGCAAGCAATGGTTTTAAAAATGATAGTAGGCGCAGCTGTAAAAGCTATTAAGAAAACTCCTGATAAGCTTATAGCTAGTGACCATGAAAAAAGAATTGAAGCTTTAGAAGAATTAGCTCATCCAAAGAAAGAGCTAGTATGTAAATGTTGCAAAGAAAAAGAGGAGAATAAATGAAGTCACTATTAATTAATGCTTTAAAAAGTTTATTTAGTGAAGATATGATAAAAGCTATTGTTATAGCTTTAGGTGATTATCTAGTAGCTAAAAGTTCTAATAAGCTTGATGATAAGTTATGGGACAAAGTTAAAGCTGTATTGAACAAATAATGATAAAAGAACTTTCAACTAGAATGGTATTAGTGGTTGACTTGGTAGATAAAGTTAAAGGTAAGTTATTAGATAAGTTAGTTCATGACCAGAAACAAATCTACAAAGACAACCCAAACCATTGCCCTAACTGTCATTGTGATGAAGTTGTAGGAGTTGAAATAATGGGTGCCAAAGATGGAGTCCTTCTCTGGGAATGTGAATGTTGTGACGAGATGTTTTTAAAGTACACACCTGATAAGACTGAGATTGAATTACAAAGTGCCAAGTATTTTTGGACAAACTCAGATGATTGGAGTTACGTTCCTAGGAGTAAATTTAACTAGGAGTTTTTTGATAATGAAAAAAACTAATAAAGGGGTGATTAAAAGAGCAATAGTCACTCCAGATAAACATTTTCCCTTGCACGACCAAAAAGCGATTAATGTTGTATGCAAGGCGATAAAAATTGTAAAACCTGATGTATATATAGACTTAGGTGATACAGGTGAATGGGACTTATTTAGCAATCATCACTGGAGGAAGTATGATAAACCACCTGATGATTTATTAATACCGATGCTAGACAAATCTGTCAAACAGGTTAATAAAGGTATGGACTATATAGACAAATTTCTTGATGAAGTTAATTGTAAAGAAAGATATTTTATGCAAGGTAATCACGAAGAGTGGTTAGATACTTATGCTAAGAAATATAGTAGACCAAGGTTTTTGACACAAAATGCTTTAAGATTAAAGGAAAGAGGTTATGAATTTCATCCTTATGGTAGAAAGATACCTTTAAAGATTGGTAAATTAAACTTTAAGCATGGACACAGAGTTGGTATGCATCATGCTAAAGCTCATTTAGCAATGTACGGTGAGAGTGTTATGTATGGACATACTCACGATTTACAAAGACATACACATACTAGCTTAGGAGGAACTATTAGTGCTTGGAGTTTAGGTTGCTTAAAAGACATTAAGAAAGATGAAGATTGGCTAAGAGGCAATTTAACTAACTGGAATCATGCATTTGCAATAGTTGATTTTTTTAAAAATGGAAATTTTAATGTACAAGTTGTTGAAATTATAAAAGGTAAAACAACATTATGGGGAGAAGTTATAGATGGAAATATATAGTATAATAATACCAGAAGGTTATTGGACATCTTCTGAAAAAGTAGAATGGGAGATAAATGCCTAAATCTTTAAAAGAGATAAAACACTTTCATAGTGGAACTGTATTAAACTCGTCTGAGCAGGATATATCAGATGATACAACTGCGTTTTCATTAAATGTGAACCCTATGTCAGAAGGTGGTATTTTAGATGCTATAAAGAACGATAGAATTGCAATATCATCTGATAATACTATATTAAGAGCTTTATATCCTATTAGTTGGGGAGCTTCAGAACAATATGCAGGTACTGATGTTTATAATGATACTAGGACAATATTCAATGATATAAATATGCTTGACAATACTAAAAGTATATTTGACTTTATTTTCTTTGGCTCAAAAGGAAGAAAAGAAATATTAAAGGCTATTAAGTATGTGGATGATGTGGTAGTATATCAAGCAGAGGAAACATTCTTATCTTACTTAAAGGATTATGAAATTCGGTTTTTGGGTACAGATTATTTGGACGGTAGCTATACTGGTAAAGATATTGCCATTGATGTTGTCTGGTTAGGTAGAGATGATCATAATTATTCAAGTACTAGAATGAAAACATTAATTTACAAATCTGTTAAAGCAATGGGGGATAAAGATTATGACTAAACCATTATCATTAGTAACAGGAGCAGCAGGATTTATTGGTTCTAACTTGACAGATTATCTTGTTAAGCAAGGACATCAAGTAGTCTGTGTTGATAATGAAAGTGCAGACAATGAAAAGTTTCATTGGAATGGAACTACTATGAATGTGTCTGGTGATATAACTGACTATCAGTTTATGAGAAATGTATTCAATAAGGTTGATTATGTTTTTCATTTAGCAGCAGAGTCCAGACTACAACCTGCTATTCAGAATCCTATCAATGCAGTTCATAAGAACTGTGTAGGAACTGCTACTATGCTTCAGTGTGCTAGGGAGGCAGGAGTTAAGAGATTTATATACTCGTCCACCTCTTCAGGTTATGGTAATAATCCTTGGCCTAATACAGAAGACCAACCTGATGATTGTTTGAATCCTTATTCAGCATCAAAGGTTTCAGGTGAGAAGTTCTGTAAGATGTATTACAACCTGTATGGTCTTGAAACAGTTGTTCTTAGATAC